TTATGAGATTCAATGCAGGATTAGGATGATGGATGACGAAGATCAGTATTATCAATTAGAACTACCGATTCAGGCAGTTCGCATTATCTACACAGGTCTTAAGCAAGCTTGCGAAAAATGGTCTGGAGGAGATCCTGTAGAGCAAGAGGATTTGCTTGCTATGAGAGATCATTTTTACAGGATCATGCTTGAACATAGGTTTAGCAATATGTAATAAATATTCGTAGATGAATGGATCTACGTGATTGACACTAGTGCAAATCTTGTTATATCTAAATCTAACGAAGTATTTTTAAAGATTAATACTGAACCTCATATCGAATATGAACTTAGAGATCACTTTAAGTTTGAGGTTCCTAATGCAAAATTTATGCCACAGTACCGTGGTAGAAACTGGAATGGAGAGATACATCTCTTTGATATGCGTTCCAAACAAATCTACGTCGGACTGTTAGATAAGATTGTATCCTTCTGCGAAAACTATGGATACACTTATAAGTTTGAGGATAATAAATTTTACGGCACACCTTTTGAAGAGAACAATCAAATCTCATATGAAGGTGTTAAAGATTACATGCATTCAATATGCTCACATACTCCTAGGAAATACCAAGTTGAGGGAGTATACGGTGCTCTAAAGCATAATAGAAAGTTACTGATAAGCCCCACTGCTTCAGGCAAATCTTTGATGATTTATTCTCTCGTGAGATATTATGTAGACCGAGGAGAAAAAATCCTTTTAGTTGTTCCAACGACATCCCTTGTAGAGCAGATGTACAAGGATTTTCTTGATTATGGTTGGGATGCTCAGTCATACTGTCACAAAATTTATTCGGGTAAGGAGAAGAGTAATGATGCTCCAGTGACAATTACAACGTGGCAATCAGTATATAAACTAGAACGATCTTTCTTTGAAGACTATGGTTGTATTATAGGTGATGAAGCACATTTATTCAAGTCCAAGTCATTGATTAATATCATGACCAAACTTCATCATGCAAAATATAGATTTGGTTTTACTGGAACATTAGACGGTACACAGACTCATAAGTGGGTGCTTGAGGGACTCTTTGGTCCATCATACAAAGTAACAAGAACTGATGAATTGATGAGGCAAGGGCACTTATCACAACTTGACATACAGTGTCTTGTTCTCAAACATGCACCACAAAAGTTTGAAACTTATGAGGATGAGATACAGTATTTAATCAGCCACGAACAGCGTAATAGATTCATCAAAAATCTAACGCTTGATCTTAAAGGGAACACCCTTGTTCTTTTTGCAAGAGTCGAAGCACATGGTGCCGTACTCTATGAGGAGATAAATAAAAACAAGGGTGACGACCGTAAGGTATTTTTTATACATGGAGGAGTAGATGCGGAAGAGAGGGAACTAGTTAGAGAGATAACCGAAAGAGAATCCAACGCAGTTATTGTTGCTTCTTATGGAACTTTTTCTACTGGTATCAACATTAAAAACCTCCATAATGTTATCTTTGCCTCTCCAAGTAAATCCAGAATCCGCAATCTTCAAAGTATTGGACGAGTTCTTAGAAAAGGAAAAGACAAAGTAAAAGCAACTCTGTATGACATCGCTGATGATTGTACAACCAAGTCCAGACGAAATTACACACTTAATCATTTCATAGAAAGAATCAAAACATATAATGAGGAAAACTTTAACTATGAGATAATCACTATTCAATTAAAGGTATGATAGAAGACGATTTTTATGCAACACTAAAACTTAAGACAGGTGAAGAGATCTTCGCTAAAGTAGCTGCTACTGAAGAGGAAGATAGAACCATGCTGTTAGTTTCTAATCCAATTATTGTTGGGGAAATTAAAAGTAAAATAGGAACTGTTGGATATAAAATAGAACCATGGTTAAAAACAACTACGGAAGATATGTTTATATTGAATATGAATGATATTCTTACAATGTCCGAGTCATCCGATATAGAAATGATTATGATGTATCAAGATTATGTTAGATCATCTAATAAAACTGGAGATAATCATTCTAAACTTGATCGCAAAATGGGTCGATTAGGTAATGTAAATGACGTAAAAGAGATACTAGAAAAGATATTCAAGAGTACCTAAGCCATCCCTATGAACCCTGACAGAGTTAGTCTATATGGTATTCTGTAACCTGTCAAGTGTGTCACCTTGTCACCTCGTCACTAAGATGATATAATTCATACATATTATGAGTTATCTTTATGATTCAACCCGGTATGACAAGAAGAAAAAGGTCAGAACACTACGTAAATAATAAAGAGTTCCTTGCAGCCTTAATTGAATACAGAACTCAAGTAGAAGTTTCTTACAGAAAAAAGTTTGGACAGATTTTGTCTGAGCAAGATAAATCAGAAAGAGCAAGAAGGTGGGACACAAAACCACCAATCCCTCGTTACATTGGGGAGTGCTTCCTTAAGATTGCAAATCATTTATCATTCAAACCAAACTTTGTTAATTACATGTTCAAGGAGGACATGATCTCTGATGGAATCGAAAATTGCGTTCAGTACATTCATAATTTTAATCCTGAGAAATCCCAAAATCCTTTTGCTTACTTTACGCAGATCATTCATTATGCGTTTCTCCGCAGGATCCAAAGAGAGAAGCGTCAGTTAGAAATTAAGAATAAGATTATCGAAAGATCTGGTTACAGCGAAGTGTTTGATGATAACAACACCCTTGACGGATCGAACTATTCCGACTATAATCAAATTAAGGATAACGTCCATTCCAAATTGCGTAGTTGATGAAAGTTGCAATCATTACCGATCAACACTTTGGATGTCGTAAAAACTCTAAACTGTTTCACGACTACTTTCTGAAGTTTTACAATGAGACTTTCTTCCCATATCTGGAAGAAAATGGTATTACTACCATTATTGATATGGGAGATACTTTTGACAGTCGTAAAGGTATTGACTTTTCTGCATTGGCATGGGCTAAAAATAATTACTACGATCGTTTAAATGACATGGGAGTCCATGTTCATACAATTGTCGGTAATCACACTGCATACTACAAGAATACGAACGATGTAAATGCAGTTGATCTTTTGCTTCGTGAGTATGATAACGTTACAGTATACTCTGAAGCAACAGAGGTAGAAGTTGGTGGTCTGCCTATATTGTTCATTCCATGGATTAATCAGGACAATGAAGAAACTACTATCAAACTTATTCAAAAGACAACTTGCAAGTGCGCGATGGGGCACCTTGAGCTCCAGGGATTTAGAGTTAATCGACAGATCGTCATGGATCATGGTGCTGAGAGCAAGTTATATTCAAAGTTCACCAATGTCTACAGCGGTCACTACCACACTAGATCGGATGATGGACGGATCTTCTACCTGGGAAATCCATACGAAATGTTCTGGACAGATGTTGGTGATCGGAGAGGATTCCACATCTTTGATACAGAGACTCTGGAACATGTTCCAGTAGATAATCCTTTTAGATTGTTCTACAATATCTACTACGAGGACACAGATCATCAAACGTTTGATGCTCGCGAATATGAAAATAAAATCGTAAAGGTAGTTGTTCGTAAAAAGACTGATACCAAAAAGTTTGAAAAGTTTGTTGATAAATTGTATGATACAGGCATAGCAGAACTCAAGGTTGTTGAGAACTTTGATTTTGGTGGATGGTATGGAGAAGATGATTTCACTCCTCTTGAATCTGAGGATACTCTTTCAATCTTAAATCGGTACATTCAAGAAGCTGAAATTGATCTTGATAAATCTAGAATTCAAAACTTTATGAGAAAGACTTATCAAGAGGCATGTGAGTTGATCTAATGTATATTTTAACAATCTACGGTAAAGAGACGGCAGGAGCATACTCTGTCTGTGATGAGGATGGGGAAGATATCTTATATTTGTTTCAAGAAGAAGATGATGCGATGAGATATGCTATGATGCTGGAGGAAGATGGTAGTCCTGAAATGCATGTTATTGAAGTAGAAGATGAGATAATGATAAAAACATGTGAAATACATGATTACAAATATTCAATTATTACCAAAAATGATCTCGTAATTCCTCCAGACACAAAACATGATTTTATTTGAAAAAGTTCGTTGGAAAAATTTTCTCTCCACTGGAAACCAAAACACTGAAATTGATCTGACAGTTCACGCTACCAATTTGATTATTGGAACAAATGGTGCTGGTAAAAGTACTTTGCTTGATGCATTAACTTTTTCTTTGTTTGGAAAACCTTTTCGTAAAATTAATAAACCACAACTCATCAACTCAGTTAATGAGAAGGATTGTGTTGTTGAGGTCGAGTTTACTATTGGAAAAACCAAATGGAAAGTGATTCGAGGAATCAAACCAAACATTTTTGAAATTCATAAAGACGGATCTCCAATGAATCAGTCTGCTGCAGCTTTGGATCAGCAGAAGTGGTTGGAGCAAAATGTTCTGAAGATGAACTACAAGTCGTTTACTCAGATTGTGATTCTAGGCAGCAGCACATTTGTTCCCTTTATGCAACTCACTGCAGTAAATCGTAGAGACGTTATTGAAGATCTCTTAGATATTCGTATCTTCTCATCCATGAATACTTTGATCAAAGAAAAGATTCGTGGAGTTAAAGAAGAAATTAAAGTTCTAGAGTTAAAGAAAGAATCTCTGATTGATAAAGTTAAGATGCAAGAGAACTTTATCGAACAGATTGAGAACAAGAGTCATGAAGATATTCACATCAAAGAAAAGAACATCGGTTATATCTTGAATGAAGAGAACAATTTGATGAATCATGGTGAGAGACTGAATGAAGAACTCATTTCTCTTGAGGGAAAACTTGAAAAGTATTCAGGTGCCACAGAAAAACTTCGCACTCTTGGTAATCTTAAAGGCAAGATCTCTAACAAAGTATCAAGCATTACTAAGGAACATAAATTTTTCACACAGAATACGGTTTGTCCTACCTGTAATCAGGGTATTGAAGAGACCTTCAGAATAAATAGAATTAACGACGCTCAAGATAAAGCAAAGGAGTTGCAATCCGGTTATAAAGAACTGGAACAAGCGATTAATAAGGAAGAAGAGCGAGAGCGTCAATTCACTGCCCTATCGAAGGAGATCACCACACTAACGCATGGCATTTCTCAAAACAATATTAAGATCGCTGGATGTCAACGACAAGTCAGAGATCTGGAATCGGAAATTCAAAGAATTACCGACCAACTTGCAAACAGAAATACTGAGCATGAGAAGCTAACAACCTTCAAGGACAATCTAAAAACTACATACGACGAACTCGCTCAACGTAAGGACACGATCAACTATTACGATTTTTCGTATAGTCTACTTAAAGACGGTGGAGTTAAATCCAAAATCATTAAGAAGTATCTACCGCTGATAAATCAGCAAGTCAATCGTTATCTACAGATGATGGACTTTTACATCAACTTCACACTTGATGAGGAATTTAACGAAACCGTCCAGTCCCCAATTCACGAAAACTTTTCCTATTCTTCTTTCAGCGAGGGAGAGAAGATGAGAATCGATTTGGCACTCTTGTTCACCTGGAGAGAGGTAGCAAGGATGAAGAACTCTGTCAACACGAATTTACTTATCATGGATGAGGTATTTGATAGTTCTCTTGATGGATTTGGTACAGAAGAATTCCTCAAGATTATCAAGTACGTTGTGAAAGATGCTAACGTATTTGTTATCTCACATAAGACCGGTCTTGAAGATCGATTTGATAATGTAATGAGATTTGAAAAGGTTAAAGGATTTAGTAGGATGATTTGATGCCAACTTTTAGACACAAAGAGACTGGCAAGAGAATATTTTTTGCACATATACCAAGGACAGCTGGTAGATTTGTTGAAGCAAACTTATTGGAAAATGGTTTTACTTGGGATGATGAATACTTAAATCAAGGTTATGGCGTGATGTCCGTTGTAAACGGATATGAGATCGCACACTATCATAGAGAACACTATGAAAAATATCTTGATGTTGAAGGTATTCCCCATTTTTCCATAGTCAGAAATCCAATTACTAAATTTATTTCTGGATCAATTTATTTGAAAAGAACCTATGGTGATGACATCCAATCGGTCATGGAAGATCCTTATATGTTTTCCTCTATGATTGAAAATCTACCATTAGAGGGATCTCTGAATTGGTATAGACCACAAGTTGACTTTCTTAGATCAGACACTCATGTATGGAAGTTTGAAGATGGTATGGATAAATCATTTACTGAGTGGCTGAGTAATATATCAGGAGTTGAATTGAAATTTGATAGAGACATTTATTATCCAAAGGCATCTGATGAGGGTAATAAACTTACCAGAACTCCAGAGTTGGAAAGGAATATTCGTTCGTGTTATCAAAAAGACTTTGAAGTATTGTATCAAAATATGTAAAAAATATTAAGTATGACGCGAACTTCATTAAGTTAGCATACGCTGACTATATAATATAGAATTGGAGATAATGATGAGCTAAAACTTCTTCGTTATTTTTTGTCCGAAAAGCATTATGGAGGACATTATGCATAATCTCATTTCTTATAATCAGTTGGCGGGTTGGAAACAAAGCGTTCAGCGATTGACTAAAACATTAGATCACGCCATGGAGGAGTCCGATCTACTTAACGACTATTATGATTGCTTAATAGAGTGCAGCGACGATCAAGCAACATGCAAGAGAATTTGCCGAAGCATTCTAACCTAACCAACTGTAGACACAAGGAGAACTGTCACTAAGTGCCCTCCGCTTCGGCGGGGGGTTTAGTATTATAGGGACATCCGAGACAAACCTATGGCAGTCAAGCACGAAATCAAATCACAACTTGCAAAACTGCTTGCCACTGAGGACTTGATTGTGGAGCACAAGCAAGTGCAGACCGCTTGCTTCAACGTTCACACCCGTGTTCTGACTCTTCCTTTGTGGGATAAGGCAAGCAACACTGTGTATGACCTTCTGGTCGGTCATGAGGTTGGCCATGCACTCTTTACCCCTGACGAGAACTGGTTGGAGAAGGTTGCAATCCCTCCTCAGTTTGTGAATGTGGTTGAGGATGCACGAATTGAAAAACTTATGAAACGCAAGTACATGGGACTTGCAAAGACGTTTTTCCGAGGTTACCAAGAACTAAATGACGAGGACTTCTTCTCTATTTCTGATGAGTCTGTTTCTACTTTTAATCTTGCTG